AGAGAAAGCAATCGAAAAGTTTCTCGCTGTTGAGCATGAATGTAAGCTCTATAACAACGAGAATTATAAGGCTTTAATCAGCCTATCGGAGCGACACCCCAGCTATTTGAATATGCTGGATAGTGTTCGCAACGATATCTTTCGATTGCTAGGCGAGATTCCACCAATGCAAGCCATCAGTGGACTTGCAAAACATGGTCCGGGCGTTGCGTTTTCTCAAACAGGTTATAAGGAGGGCAAGGTAACCAATTTTTACAAATGGTCCGAGCTCCCTTACACTGTTACAGAGAACGCACTTCCGTATGCCATTGAGATGATGAGTGATGATCCACGTTGGATACGTGCGATCGAAGATCACTACAGGCGAAGCCATCACCTTCCTTGTGGACCTCTTCGGCAACATGCGTTAGTTACGCATGCTTTCGAATTGGTCGATCATTCTCGTACAACCACTGTTCCAAAATCGTCCGAAATAGATCGGACGATTGCGATCGAGCCATTGATGAATCTCATTATCCAATTAGGCGTAGACGGTGTTATCCGTGCACGTCTTAAAAAACGTTGGAAAATTGACATCAATGACCAAAGGAGAAATCAGGTTCTTGCTCAGAAAGCATCTCGTGATGGCCGATTAGCCACCGTTGATCTTTCTGCTGCATCAGATCGCATTTCGTTAAAGATTTGCGAGCTGCTGCTTCCTCCTGAGTGGTACCGTTTACTTACCGATCTTCGGGTCAGCTCTACGCTGCTCCCTGACGGAAAGGCTCATCGACTTGAAAAAAATCTCGTCAATGGGTAACGGTTTCACTTTCGCGTTGGAAACTGTGATCTTTGCCGCCCTGTCACGTTATGTGATAAGGAAGCATAAACAAGATTATGCGGATCTGGCTGTTTATGGTGATGATATTATCCTCCCTAGCGTTTGTTATTATTCGCTAGTTGAGGTGCTCTCGTTAGCTGGTTTTACCACTAACAATGAAAAGAGCTTTCACCGTGGTTACTTCCGTGAATCCTGTGGCGCAGATTTCCTTCAAGGCACGTGGCTACGTCCGATATATCTTAAGCGACCAATAAAGCACTTGGCTGACTTGCTCTATCTGCACAATATTCTGTATGTACAGAAAGATAAGTTACCTTGGGCTTGGTGCTTCGATTTTCGGATTACGCGTAGCTACCTCCAAAAATTTATCCCTAAAAATATCCGTTCACGGATATTGGGCCCCCCAGGTGAGTCTCTTGACACTTATCTCTTCAGTGAGACAGGTTATCAATTGACTCGCAATGGGAAGGCTAGGGTAAGGTGTTTGGTGCCGAAGGCACGCAAATTTCCTTGGAGGTATGAAGACTTTTATTTCATATGGTTGATGGCACCGCTTACAGAGCGCGCGCGCATTCATTACCAGTATGATAAGAGTCTCCCAGACAGTGGCAACGCCTTTGAAATAACAAGGCGTGACTGTGTCCGTTACAAATGGACACGCACTAGTGTATGGA